TATCCTTCATGGAAATTAGGTTCTATTATCTTTGATGTTATTGATAAGGCGGAGAAAACATTTTATTCAGAAGATGAGGTTAAACCTTAAAGACGTTTAACATTATCAATTAACCCGAATCAATATAATTATTAAAAAACAAAGATTATATGAAATCAATATAAAAATAAAGGCGAAAAAATGAAGATTCTCGGCATTGATCCGGCGGCAGGCAAACCGAATGCTTATTGCATCTTTGAAAACGATCGCGTGATCGAATGGGGAAAGTTCAAGGATTACGAGACCTATCAAGATATTATTATCAGAAAGATGATAAAACACGTTTTCATTGAAGATCAGTATTTAGGGATTAATTTTAACGCTGCCAAAAAGTTAATCGAAGTTCAATCAATTTTAAAGTATATCGCTGAAAGCCTCGGTTGCGATGTGAAATTGATCCATCCTAAGAGTTGGATGTCGGCTATTCGGATTCCCGTCCAGGCCCGCAGGGGGCAAGAACGCGATCAGTGGATCATCACTTTAAGCAAAAGTCTAATTAACGGCAACGGCTTTTTTAAACTAAGCATAGACGAGGCTTGCGCCATTCAAATAGCCTACTACGGCGCAAGGCGATTAAAAAAATCCTACTCAAAAATAGGATGACAAACTACAATGAAAGGTTTATTTTATGCCAGACCTAATTGAAGACTTAATCGACGTCCTGGAAAGGCATGGGCTAATAAACGAGAACGGAATCCGCAATTTTAGAATACGTAAGGAATTTTACGAGATGCGGGACAATGGGTTTTCGAGCAAAGAAGCCAGGGAGCAGTTAGCGGAAAAGTATTTCATGAGTCTAAAAAACATAGATAGAATAATATATGGCAAAAGAAAAATACGATCCTGAAACATTTCCACTTTTGGCAGAAGGCTACGCCCGCGACGGACTGACTGACCTTCAAATTGCCGAAAAACTCGGTATAAGCAAAAATACGTTTTACATATACGTTAAAAAATACAGTGACTTTCGTGACGCCTTAAAAAGGGGCAAGGCGCCGGTCGATCAAATGGTAGAAAACGCATTGTTTAAGAAGGCGCTTTCCGGCGATATAACGGCAATGATTTTTTGGCTCAAGAATCGCCGCCCCGATAAATGGCGCGACAAGAAAGACGTGGAGCATTCCGGCAGCTTGCAAATCGAGGTGGACCTTGTAGAAGATGAGTAACATTTCGATCAAAATACACAAAAGGATATTCAACAAGGCGTTTTTGCCTTTGCTGCATGACAAAAACAGGTATGAAATCATTTACGGCGGTGCTGGTTCGGGCAAGTCGTATTTTATTGCACAAAAGTTGATATTATTGCATTTGCTAAATGCCGAGCGTAACACATTAGTAATTAGGAAAGTTCATAGAACGCATAAATATTCGACGTTTGCGCAAATTAGAAGCACGATCCACAAATGGGGCTTGACGAATCTATTCAAGATTAATAAGTCTGACATGACGATTACCAGGGTCGGCGGCGGGCAGATCATATTTGCAGGGCTGGATGACCCTGAAAAGCTGAAATCAATCACGTTCGAGCGTGGAATACTCACAAACATTTGGATCGAAGAAGCCAGCGAGATAACCGAAACTGATTTTGAGCAATTAGATTTGCGTTTGCGCGGGAAAACAAAGGTTGCTTTTCAAATCATCTTATCATTTAATCCTATTTCTGCCCTAAGCTGGCTTAAAAAGGCGTTCTTTGATAGGCAGCGGGACGATGTTACGATCTTGAAAACAACATACAAAGATAATCGCTTTATTGATGATCAATATAAACAAAAACTTGAAGCGCTGAAAGACACGAACCCGATCTTGTACAAGATTTATGCGCTCGGCGAATGGGGTGTACTCGGAAACCTTGTATTTACCAACTATGAAATTAAGGAATTTGATGATGAAGAGTTTTGGCGTTATTACAATGGCCTTGACTGGGGCTTTAATGATCCCGCCGCAGGTATTAAAATCGGCTTTAAAGACGATACAATTTACATTATTGACGAATTCTATGTAACGGGCAAAGACAATCCCGAATTAATGCAGGTTGCCGAGCGTATTTGGCAAAAGGATACTGACAAAATTATCGCCGATAATGCTGAGCCGAAAAGCATTCGGGAATGGCGCAAGGAAGGCTGGCGGATTGCCCCCTGCAAAAAAGGCAAAGATTCGGTCAAGTATGGCATCGGCTGGATTCGTTCGCATCGGATCGTAATACATCCGAGATGCCAGAATTTTATAAACGAAATACAGGCGTATGCGTACCGGCAAGACAAAGACGGAAACGTTTTGGAAGACCCGGTCGACTTCAAGAATCACTTAATGGACGCCATGAGATATGCACTTGAGCCGGTTATGTCGGAAAGAAAAGTGGAGTTTTTAATATGAACATTTTTAAAAAGATTTTAGACGTGATCGAAAGCGCGATTGAAAACGTCGTTAAAAAAGTTGTGCCGGACAAAGACTTGCAGAACCGATTAACGCAAGAATTAAAAATGGCGATTATCGACAGTTTCAATCGCTCGACCGACATACAAAAACAGATTATCATGGCCGAAATACAGGGGCAAAGCTGGCTGCAAAGGAATTGGCGTCCGATAGCTGCAATGATATTTATATTTATTATCGCAAACAATTATATCCTTTATCCTTATTTATCTTTATTTGGCGTAAGGTCGGCCCAATTAGATATACCGCCAGGGATGTGGAGTTTATTACAGATGATGTTAGGTGGATATGTAATTGGGCGAAGTGCAGAAAAAATAGTCAAGGATATGAAAGGCAAAATATGACACAAGAAGAAGCATTAGAATTATTTGAATATGATAGGGATACTGGAAAACTTTATTGGAAAGTAGATAGGTACTCTAATAAAGTTAAAGGTAAAGAGGTTGGCAATATTGATGGGCATGGATACAGAAGATTTATGTATAAAAGAAAAAAATATAGAGTACATAGGGTTATTTGGTTAATGGAATATGGGTATATGCCAAAAGCAATAGATCATATAAATCGCAATAGGCTTGACAATAGGCTTGAAAACCTAAGGGAAGTATCTAAAAAAGATAATGCTAAGAATATGTCCCTTAATAGCAAAAATAAATTTGGTATTAGTGGAATTTCTAAAACTAAAACTGGTAAGTATAGATCATATATTACTGTGAATTATAAACAAATATCTCTTGGGTATTATAAAAATATCAATGATGCTATTTCTGCAAGAATCAATGCTTTGAAAAAATATGGGTTTGAAATAACACATGGTATTGGACAACAATTACAAAGGGTGAAAAATGACGCTCAGGGAAAAGCAATCGAAGTTCGTTAGGATGGTTGCGGACTTGATTATTTACGCATATCAACAAGGATATGAATTAACATTCGGCGACGCATGGGCCAGAGACGGCCACAGGCCGAATAGTCTGCATTACATTCGTTTAGCGATTGATTTAAACCTTTTTAAAGATGGCAAATGGTTAAAAGAAACGGAAGATCATCGGCCTTTAGGCGAATATTGGGAATCAATTGGCGGAGTATGGGGCGGACGTTGGGGAGATGGAAATCATTATTCACTTGAACACAATGGCAGGAAATAAGCATGGCAGTGAATGAATGTAATCATATATGGCGAGAATCTTTTTTATCTCGTTATTGCGTTATATGTGAAAAAGAGCAATCTTTCGATCTTATTTTGATATTGGAATATTTAAGGGAACTACGCGCAAACTGGTCATGGAAGCAAGGTTACCCGCGATATGAGGACGAGTTAAAAGAATTAGACGAGCAAATAAATTCCATTAAAGAAATATTAGAAAGTAATTCGATAAAGTGAAAAAGTAATGCAATATGAATTACAGAAATATGTAAATTTAATCGGTGAATTCGATTGGTTGAAAAAATGGATTAGAATAAGAACATACAAGCGAAAACAAGACGCAGTTAAGGGGCTAAAAACAATGCGCAAAAAAGCGAGGCCTTATGAGCGATACAGATTGAGAATAATAACACGCAGGGGGGTAACATGACAATTTTTAAATATGCGATATACAACAATCGCTGGCTTTGGTTTCACATTTTAGGCGGCGCCATATTGGCAAAAGTATTGTTGTTCTTTTTTCACATGCAGGGGCAATTGACCTTTGAAATTGTTTTAAGTGTTGCCGTTGCGTGGGAGATATGGGAATTTGCTTATTCGGATGTAGAAAAGATTTATGGCTCGGTAAAAATATTCATCCTTGACGCGCTCGGCGATATTGCTGGGGCAACCTTAGCGGCATTAATTATAATTTTGTGAGGTGCGAAATGATTACACAAGCGCAAATAATTAAATCAATTATCGAAGAAAATGCCCCCTTAACGACGGGGCAAATGCTTAAGACGTTAGTTTACGATGACGTGAACAGCGAACAAAAAAAGCAGATGGCAAAGGGCGAGCTTTATTATCGCGCTCGGAACGACATTACAAAGCGCCGGATTACATATTACGTTCATAATGAACAAATGGAAGATATTTCGGCGGCTAATAACAAGCTGGCCCACGGCTTCCATAAAATTCTGGTAGATCAAAAAGTCGCCTATATTGCCGGCAATCCCGTCGTTTTCAATACGGACGATGAAGGCTTTTTAAAAGAAATTGAAGAAGTCAAAGGGCATAAATTCGACACTATCTTAACAGAATGGATCAAGGGGGCATCTAACAAAGGCGTTGAATATCTGCATGTATTTTTCAATACAGAAGGCAAGTTTGATTATGTGATAATCGACGCAAAAGAAATCATCCCGATTTATGATTCGTCCTACCAAAAAAACCTGATTGGTGTAATCAGATACTACAAAATTGAAGTCTATGAGGGCAAGCGCAAGGTAGATCGGTATTATTTGGAGTGGTGGACAGACACAGAAGTAACTTATTATGTGCAGAATGAAAAGGGAGAATTTGATCTTGACATATCCCGCAAAGTGAATCCCGCGCCGCATTGGTTTAAAATAGACCCGGCCAGCAATGAAGTTGTTTCGGGCGGCTCATGGGGCAAAGTGCCGTTTATTCCATTGCCGAACAATGATGAGCAAATGAGCGATCTGGATATGGTGAAATCCCTGATTGACGATTACGACCTGAACACGTCCGATATGTCGAACAATTTGGCCGATTTGCAAGAAGCCATCTGGAAATTAAAAGGTTATGAAGGTACGAGCCTTGCCGAGTTTAAGCAGAATTTACGCACTTACAAAGCAATTAAACTTGCAGAAGACGGCGACGCCGAAGCGGACAGGATGGACATCCCGTATGAAGCGCGAGACCGGCACCTGAAACGATTGGAAGAAGATATTTTTACTTTCGGCATGGGTTTGAACATTAAAACGGATCGTTTCGGGAATGCTCCCTCCGGCATTGCCTTAAAATTCATGTATTCCCTTTTGGATTTAAAAGCAAATATTATGATCCGCAAGATTAAGCTGGCATTAAGGGAATTCGTTTGGTTTATTGCAAAGGCGGTTAAAGAAATGAAAAACAAAGAATATGACCCTGACAGCGTAACCTTTACGTTTAACAAATCCATGATGTTTAACGAAGCGGAAAAGATTCAGATGGCCCGCGACAGCAAAGGCGTGATTTCGGACGAAACCATTCTTGAGAACCATCCCTGGGTGGACGATGTGAAGGCCGAGAAAGATCGCATCGAAAACGAACAAGGAATATATGGAGCATTGGAGTAATGCCTGACAAAATTATTCTTATTTCGATAGCCGCAATCCTTAACGCGCTGATGGACTTAATCCAGTTCCGACGCGGAAACGTGATATTTGACGGCATTCTTGACTATGATATTTCCCGTTTTACGGAATGGTTTTTGGGCAACCGGGTGTTATATCGCTGGTGGCTGCATCCTATTTTTTGGGATGGCTGGCACTTCTGCAAAGAAACGATGTTAGCCTTGTTTTTCTACTTGATTGCCGATTCGTTTATCGAGTTTGTGCAAATATCTTCTGTTTGGTTTTTCTGGTTTACTTTGTTTTATCAATCCTTACTGAGAAAATAATGAACATTAAAGACACAATAAACGGGATCATTGCGGACATTTTCGATTTAAACGGCCAATACAACGAAAAGATGTTAACCGTTTACAATACGGAGCTTTTAGACGCCTATAAAAACAGCCTTGATAATATCAAAAAGAAGATTGCGGAAATGTACGAGAAATACGGCGATGACGTCGATTTGGCAACGATGGCGAGCTACAACCGATTAAAGAACTTAGAGAACGAAATCAAAAACGAAATTCTAAATCTAAAAGCGCAAGCGCAAAAGATCACGACAAGCGCAATCAAAGATCAGTTTGCAGAAAATTATTACGTCACAGGTTACGCAATCGAAAATACACTCGGTTTAAAGGCTGGCTTTGGGCAGTTAAACAAAGCGCAAATAGACGCAGCGGTGCTTAATCCCTATGACAAGATCGGCTGGCCTGAAAGAATGAAAGACCATTCGATCAAGCTGGTAAAAAAAGTAAAGCAAACGGTCACGGAGGGCCTTATTCAGGGTTACGGATACGGCAAAACTTCCCGCATGATTAAAGAAGACATGGGCAAGTCTGCAAAGGAAATGCTAAGAATTATTCGCACGGAATCACATCGCGCGCAATCGGCAGGGCGCATTGCTGGTTTCCAGCGTTCAGAACAGGCAGCGGAGCGATTAGGGATTGAAGTAAAACGAATTTGGCTGGCAACGCTGGACTCAAAAACGCGGGCAGATCACAGGTACATGGACGGCAAAGCGGCAGACAAAGAAGGCAAGTTCCATTTGCCGGGCGGTATTCTTGCCGATGGCCCTGGTTTAAGCGGCGTCGCAAGGGAAGATATAAACTGCCGATGCACAACGATTATTAAGGTAAAAGATATTCCTTACAAAGTACGCAAGGACAATGTGGAAAAGTCGATCATAAAATATAAAACATATAAAGAATGGAAAAAAGAGAAGAAAATCAATTTTGAGCCAGGTCCGGCGAAGGCAGGCAAGGTCAAGGCAAACAATCCGCTTGATAGTTATGAGCTGGCAAAAAAGTTTAAGAAGCGATTAAAACAGCAAGGGCTTAAAAGCGAATTTATTCCGGCTAAAACAATTAAAGAAGCGGAAGAATGGGCGATTAAAAATGGATTGGCTTATAGCGCCGATTATTCAAAATTAGACATTGATAAGGCAAATTTAATTAATAAACAATTTTCTTTGCTAAATAAAACAGGCCAAAAATTCCATAATATAAAACCATTTAAAGGGAAGAAAAATAAATATAAATTATTTGAGGTTTCCGCAAGTACAGACGTAAAAACTGGAGTTATCTCAAGATTGGAATTATATTATAATCCTGAAAATGTCAATAATATTGAAAAATATATAAGGGAATTAAACGAAAAAAAATTGATTAAAAATCTTACGCCAGAGGGAGCGATTACGCACGAATACGGCCATTTTGTTGACATAATAAACGAGAAGGGATGGGATGTACCATCTTTAAAATTAGATGAATTAATGTCTGAAAAATTTGGAAACATGAAGCAATATTTTTTAAACCAATTGCGAGAACTTGCGGGCGATTACATAGGATCAAATTCAAATGAACAATTTGCCGAAATGTACAGATTATGGAAACAAGGTAAACTTCCAAAAGATTTTAAATTTTTAGATAAATTCTTTAAGGAATTAAAACAATGATGCCTTTACAATGCGCTGAATGTAAACATTATTTAGATAAATTAAAATGCAAAGCATTCCCGAACGGAATACCAACAAAAATATTGACAAACCAATTCGACCATACAAAGCCATATCCGGGCGATCATGGCATCAGGTTTGAACCAAAAGGCAAAGAGAAGAAAAAAAATAAAGGGCTAAAATAATGCCAAAAGCTATTGAACGTAAATTGCGTCGAAGAGCAATTAAAAAATTCCCGGGTGACGAAGAGCGGCAGAATCGTTATGTTTATGGTAGGCTTCGCAAATTAGGATGGAGACCTAAACGCCGGAAAAGGAAATAATTAAATTCAATTTCTTAATAGAGTATCCTACAAAAAAATAGGATGACAATAGCTTAGTGCGAGTTTATATTCCTAACAGCAATTGACGGGCGACACTCGTCAACTGCCGCGCGGACGCGACCGCGTAAAAATAGCGTAGCAGTAACAAATAGGAGTTTCGGCATGGATTTAAAGGAAATATTAGGCGAAGACCTTTACAAACAGGTAACGGAGAAACTCGGGGACAAAAAATTATTGATTGACGACGGAAAATTGATCCCTAAGCATCGGCTTGACGAAGTGATCGAGCAACGGAACGCTTATAAGGAACAGTTAGAACAATTGAACACAAAAGTTTCCGAGCTGCAAGGGCAGGTTAAGGATGCGGAAACGTGGAAACAGAAAGTCGATGAGTTGCAAGGCTTAAATGAGCAAATCAAAAGCGATCTTGAGAACAAATTGAAAGCGCAAAAAGTCGAGTTCACGATCAAAGAGCGTTTGCTTACGGAAAAGGCACGCAATCCCCGGGCAGTTATGGCGTTGTTGGATATGCAGAAAGTCGTCGTGGACGGCGACAAAGTGATTGGACTGGACGAACAAATTAACGCCATTAAGGAATCCGATCCATATTTGTTTGCCGAAACACAGATCAAAGGGCAAGACCCGAATTTCCCTGACAATACAAATAATAATGAGTCTGGCCCCTTTGGCGGATACGCGACCAAAACAGAATGGGCGAAGAATGATCCGCGGGGCTATGCAGAGGCTCGCAAACGTGGATTTAAATAAAAAGGAAATAAAAAATGGCAAACGAAACAACCACTTCCGCAATTCAGGGCCTTATTGATGACATTCAGGCCGAAGTAATTTACCAATTAAACAGCGAAGCCGGTATTTTGGACGTTGTGCGCTGGATTGATACCGAAGGACAACCCGGAACGACGCTGGATTTCCCCAAATTTGGGCAAGTGACCAGCGCCGATGTTGCAACAGCAACTGAAGCGGTAGATGTTACGACAAATAAACAGGTTACTAATACGCCTGTAAGTGCGACCATCGAAGAACACGTCGTAAAAACCGTTGTAACCGATTTGGCAATGCTCGGCTCCCGGAATGATCTTGTCGATCAAATCTCTTTGCTTTTCAAAAATGCGATCATGGCAAAGCTGGAAGACTCGATTGTTTCCTTGTTTTCCGGTTTCTCGACAACGGTTGGTGGAGCAGGTGTAGCGATGACATTGCAGCATTGGTATGATGCCTTTCAAACCATCAAAGCGAACGGTGGGAACATCAAAAATCTGGCGGCCGTGATTTCTCCCAAACAATTCTGGGG